AGGTGATTTAGGAAATATTCTTTCAAAAAATAATGTAGCCCGGGGTACTATTAAAGATAATTTAATTTCATTAAAATTAAAAAGTAAATGTTGTATAATAGGAAGGTGTGTCGTAATACATAAAGATGCAGATGATTTAGGTTTAGGTAATAATAAAGAATCGTTGAAAACTGGCAATGCAGGTAAGAGATTATGTTGTGGTGTAATAGGAATATCAAAAAAATGTAAATAATATATATATGAAAACTAAAAAACGTAGAAGTAGCAAAGTAAGTAAAAATAAAAAAAAAAAAATAACAATGAAAAAAAGAAATATGGTAGAAAAAAATAAAAAAAAATCGGTCATGTTGCGTTCGAGTGCACCCGGATCTAGACCAAAAAAGGTAGGTGGAAGATATCGTTTTTCTGATTATCCCGAATTTAAACCTAATTTGAGTCCTCGTGAGATATTTAAGTTGGGAAGTTTTGGTGGAACATATTGGCGTCCTATTAAATCTAGCGTTGTGGGAAAAGGGTTGAAAAACGTACATAAAAAATATCCCAAATCATGGTGGAAAGGTATCCCTGAAAATCATTTGACTTTGCCTTTTAGTAAGTATGATAAAAAAATAAATAAATATGGTGTTAAAGTTGGTACTACATTACGTTTTTGGGAAAGTAAAGGATGGATTAAGAAGTCTCATCCCTACGGATGGGTTCAATGGTATTGTGATTTTTTTATGGGAAAACGTAGTGAAGATGATGAACGTCAAATAAAACGTTGGCAGGGGGTTGCAGGAGAAAGAGGTCGATTTATGAGATTTTTAGTAACGCAAATTTTAAAGAAAAAAAGTAAATGGAATGATGAAGATATTAGTCCTAAGATAAGACAAACATTACAACATTGGGCTTATAAGTTAACAAAGGCTGATTTTAACTATGAGGTTAAGAGAAGAAATAAGTAGAAAGGTAGATGTTTGTGGTTTTAGACTGTTTCGTAAAATTCCTTGAATTTTTCTAGAGACTCAATAAGTTTGGGAGTTAGATCGTCGATGTGTTCTTGTTTTGCATTAACACATGTCATGCTACGTTGTAGAAATTCAAGTATCATTGCATTGTAATAGTGATAATATTTTGATTCTCTTTCTAGAGTATTTTGATCGCGAATCATTGTATTCATACAATCCCTTAGAGAGGGAAGGGGATTTTGATTTCTAAAATTATATGCTCTCTCACTGCATAGGCGAAGAAATTTTTTTAAATCTGTATTATCAACAGTTGCTAGAATATCTCCAATATTATCAATAAATTTAGTGATTATATGACATGGGGTGTCATTTGTATAAATAATATTAAGTAATTCTGCGTCCATAGATGATGTTGGGCTGGAGGTTGGGGGATTGGTTGCCATAGTAATGTTATGGTAAGTTCAATTGTTTATGTTGTTTTGTATTGTTAGGTATATTTACTTCAATTTTATGATGTGGTGGAAATTTATTAGTATAGAAAGTTGAAGTAAAAAATTGATGTTGAATATAAAAGAAGAAATTTAAAGTATTAAAGTTTAATAATATATAAATTATAAAATGACCTATTTAATAGATGATGCTTGGTGTATTGTGAAGGAGTTTATGTTGGATTGGAGGCGGTGTTGGAATAAAAAGATGACGAATATATTGAAAGATATTAATAAACGCTTACCTAAAAGGTTGATTGGGGAAAGATATGATATGAAGACTAACCTATATCATACAACTTTTAGTTCTGATTATAATATATTAGGGAGAGATGGTTTGGAATTACGCGTTTCTAATACTTATAGTGCTAGTGAAAATCAATGGTTAGAATCATTTTATCAGGGTGAGTTTTTAACATTAAAATAATTATTTAGTTAAAAATACTTATTTTAATAATTAATTATTTAAATATTAAAGTTGTATTAATTTTATTATGGATTGTGCTATATGTCAGGAAAAATATAAATGTGTGTTAGAGATTAGTACGTGTGGACATTTTTTTTGTTCTGATTGTTTATATCAATGGTATAGTAATAAACAAACATGTGCTCTTTGTAGAAATGATTTTTCATTATATGATGTTGGTATTAAATTTTTTAGAGATGGTATAAGAACAAGGCAAGATTCTCGATTGATTGATGAGGAAAAAATTATATTAATTCTTGCAATAGAAAAGGGTGTATTAAAAGAATACCATTTATATGGAAAATTTAATAGGTGCTATATTTTAATTGAACGTATTCTTGATAAATGTTTGGAAAATGTATATTTATTTAAAAATTCAACAAATCCTCATATTCATAAGGCTGTACGTTATATTAAAAATTGTGGTCCACTTTTTAAATTTTATATTGGCATAAATCTACATAAATATAAAAAATTATTAAAAGAAATCGGGATACCAAATGAAAATGAAAATGAAATTATAAGTAATCAAGAGCCTGCTACTATTTAAACATAAATTTAATTAAATACATGTTTGAAATGTCTCCATTTAATAAAGACAGAGACTTTGTAGGATTTGGTAAAAGAAATGTTGTAATGTCAATAGATAATGTTGCTCAAATGAAAAGAGACGATGATGTCTAATATATTTTATGAATTTATAACGGGTTTTTAAATATATAAAAATATATAGTTAAAAACTGGAAATATAGTTAAAAACTGGAAATATAGTTAAAAACTGGGAAAAAAATATTGTTAGCGACGGGAGGTTTCGATCCTCCGACCTTTGCGTTATGAGCGCAACACGCTTCCACTGCGCCACGTCGCTAATATACCCATGATGGGACTCGAACCCACAACCCCCAGGTTAGAAGCCTGGTGCGCTATCCATTGCGCCACACGGGTGTATATATTACTAAATGGAAAAATTTCGAGTAATTAAACGAATAAATAATAATAAAACGATAAGTTGTGCTGTCCGGTTTTGAACCGGATCCTTTACTGCATAAACGCTCGAGGTACCACCATCTGGCTCAGGACTGTGCCGTGCTCCCCATGAACAATTTAATGGCTACATTTTACATCACCTATTTTGTTCTTTGCGTAGTCACCTCCACCAATTAAGCCGCGCCCAGCCTTCCCATACCGGGATTTGAACCCGAGTCTCTCCGGTGAAAGCGGAGTATCCTAACCAACTAGACTATATGGGAATAATGAGGCATCAGTGGGAATCGAACCCGCATTGCTGGTTTCAAAGACCAGCGTCCTGGCCATTAGACGATGACGCCATTATTTTTTGTTATTATTATTATTGTTTAATTATTATTGGAAATTATTAATTTCTTTTTGTTGTTTGTCTAATATACCCATAATTGTTGTTAGAATTGGTATCATGTCGTGGTATATTTTTATTTCTATTGGAATGTTAAATAATCTTTTATCATATTCTCCATAAGTTTGTTGTTGTTTGCGTTCTTGTTCTGAGAGATGACTTATGTTTTTTAAGAATTCTGATAAAGTTATAGGTTTATATCTATTGTTATAACCTGGATTACCTGGTGGAGGACCTTGATGGATCGTTGTGTTTTTGAAGTTGGTTCGGATTTGGTTTCTTTCAGAATTGTTGAACATTATTTCGCCTTCGATATTTTTTGATAATTCACCTACTTGTGTTCGTAATTTAGTGATAGTCGATTCCAATTCTAACCTTCGTTTTATTTCGATTTCTAATTCGATTTCTTCCATCAGGATTCTTTTTTGTTCTTTAATTTTATTTTCTTCTTCTACTAATTTTTGGAGTTTATCTATTTTGTAAGATGCCATTCTTAATATTGTTATTATTATTATGTATTCAATTTCAATTTTCATACAACAATTCGTCTATTTATAGACATAAGGTTGAATAATATTGTAGACCTAGAGATTATCATTTTTTTTTTGAAAAAATTGTTTACATGATTATTGGTGTGGATTCTTTAAGTAGGTTTAGATATATTATTTAATTTTAAGATTTTTTATATGTATATATATAATGAATATTGTAAAGAATAACTTTATTTTATTTTGTGTTATGTTTGTTACTGCCTTATTTTTAAATCCAATGAATATACTTGCTTATAGATTGGATGATTTATATTTATCTGTAACGTTGATTTATGCCAGTTTGTATATGGCTTCTACTATGTTATGGTCACATCAAATTGTTCATTATTTACAGATGGGGTATTTTAATAAACAAGTTTTTTTGTTTGGTGTAGGTATGTCTTTATTTTTTATTTATTTAATGAAAAATCAAGTTGGTATTAATTATAAACAATGGATTAGACGCATGATTCCACATCATTCAACTGCTTTAACAAGTACAAATAAATTAATTGAAAATAGTAAGGCTGCTCAGGGTGGTGCAATTTATCGTTTAGCAAAAGATATTATTTATAATCAGGAAAGAGAGATTGCTTTTATGAAACATATGCTTTAAATTAATTATATATTTTATATAGAAAAGATTGCGTTGGTTTTTGGTAGTGGGGTATTTTTTTTCGTCTTTTTTTTATTTTTTGTTTTATTTTCTTTTGTTTTATTTTATTTTTCTTTTTTTGTAAATAATGGGATCTGTACCATTTTTGTATTTGTTTTACTTTGTTTTGTGTTATTTGTGGAATTTTCTCTCCATAAATTCTCGGACAAAAGTTTGTGGAGATTTTAATATATTCATCCCAGTTAGTTGCATTCATGTCTTTATTGCAATCACTGCAAATAGGTAATAAATTACCTATGCTTATTATTCCACCATTTGCTTCTGACATTATGTGTCCTGCGTGAAATGTATTATTGTTTGTAAATGGGGTTATTCTTTTTTCCCAACAACAGAAACATTTGGCTTCTATTTTATTTCCTATGTATTTTTTCCATACATCAAATCTTATTTGTGGAGAGATTTTCTTTTTTCTATGTTTTTTAGGTTTCGTAATTAAAATATCATTGTTTGGTTGACATACATCGCTTCGAGTTGTTTTGTTTTCTTCTTCTTTTTTTTTACATTTATGTTTTTTAAATCCTGTAAATGTTTTATATTTTTTTGTACAATATTCACAAGACCATTCTGTATTCATTATATAATAAATATTATCTTTTTTTTTTAAATTGTATTAGTTATTAATTATTGGACAGTGCGTGTTGATGGGTGTGTGGTATGAAAATTGAATGATAAATATTGTTGCATATTGCATATTATTATTATATATACATTAAATTATAATGTCTGGAAATTTTACTGTAAGAACTGATGGAAACAACAGCGCTATTTCTGGAGAACTTCCTTTTGATGTTTCTGATATGTTACCCATTAATAAGCATGAATCATTGGTTTCTATTGATAAGATTATGGCTCATGAGAATCCTATTATGCCAGATAGTATTAATTGGTCAGCGGTGACCCGTAATTCATGGTTTATTTGTATTCGACCCGATAATGGTATGAACTATTCATTTCCTATTATGGAGTCTGAAAATCGGGATGATAACTTTTCTCGACCACGTGCAGGCATTTCTCATTTTTACAATCTGAAATATAATATATATTCTATTGGAAGTTAGTTGTGTTTAATATTTGGATAATAAAATTGAATTTTAGATATACTGAAAATTTTTTTAATATAGTTTCTTATGGTTTCTGTTATGATTAAGGATATAGATAAAGAATTTTATCTGGACCAATTAAGTGGTGGATTATTGGATATACAAGAAATGATTGAAAATATTGAGGGGTGTGGGTTGGATGGTGGAGAGAAAAAAGAGGCGTTGAAAATTATGAATGAAAAATATAATAAACTTCATAAAGTTTTTCAAAAAAAATTGCTAGAATATATTGATTAATGCGTGCTTATTTAGAGAAATAATAAGTGTTAATATATATATATTATATTATGGATCATAAAACTAGTACGGTAATTATAGAAAAAACTGACAATCATACCGTATTTTTTTTTTCTTCTTATCCCGGATATTTTTCTGATTTTTTTGATGATACATATAGTTATCAAATTACAGTTTTAATAGGACAGGTGAGAGTTATATCAAATGGAAAAAATAATGAAAAGTTTTTTCTGCAAAAAAATTTTATAGAAATTGAATGTGGAGAGAAATTTAAATTTCAAAATATTAGTAGTGGGAGCATGAAATTATTAATTGTCAAATATAAATAATTCTAATTTAGTTGATTATTCCCATTCAAATGACTGAACATATGCAGCACCACCACCAAAAGCCAAATAACATTCTGACCCATCCGCATTAGGATGATTTTCATCTTGATAATTCGGTTGTCCATAGTAAAAGTAATCATCAAAATATTCTTGGAAATGTTCTTCATCTTCTATATCTAATTTAAATTCACCTTTATAAAATCCCTGTTGACGAATACCACCGTCATACCGATATATATAATATTTTACTGGGTCATCCTCATTTTCTTCCACATATTCTCTCCATTCATTTAGATTACATTCAACCCATTCTAATTTCTTTTCTTTCAATAAATCTATTTGAAGACTTTTTCTCTCTGTTTTTAAAATTTTTACTTTTTTTTGACATTCACTTAATTGTTCTTTTAATTCTTCTATTTGACTTTTTAAATCTATTAAATCACCTGTTTTTATTTCAGAACAATATTTTGAACTATATTCACTAGTTAATTCTTCTATTTCTTCCTTTAATTCTTCAATGCGATTATCATTTTTTCTTTCATCATCGAATACATCTTGTACTGTGCGCTCTTTTGGTTCCGTCATTTTAATTATATTTTTATATAATTAAAATTATTTTAAATTCAATTTTGTTTTATTGGTGTTTTTGTAAACTTTTTCTTAAAAAAGGTTATACCTCTGTCAATATTAATCGGTGATTGATATTTTGTATCATATACATTAATCGTCTGTTTTGAATACTTATGTTTTTTAGTTCTTCCATTTTATTATAGAACCTTTCTTCTATTTCAGTTATTTCTCTTTTGTTGTTGTTTGTTGTGTTTGTTGTGTTTGTTGTGTTTGTTGTGTTTGTTGTGTTTGTTGTGTTTGTTGTGTTTGTTGTGTTGTTGTTGGTTGTTTGATTTAAATTATCCGATAATATTAATTCTATCTGAAGTGGATTTATCATTAGATAATCTGGGTCATCCATTACTTATATTTATCTTATTATTTATTTGTTTATGTGTTTGTTTAGGTATTTTCTTTTTCTGGATTTTCTTTTTCTGGATTTTCTTTTTCTGGATTTTCTTTTTCTGGATTTTCTTTTTCTGGATTTTCTTTTTATTGATTTTATGGATTTTCTTTTTATTGATTTTATGGATTTTCTTTTTCTTTCTCCTTTTTTCTTATTTTA